GCGATTCTGGTCTGTGGCACCGATAGGTCCGTTCGTCGCATTTAACGCGTCGCGCGCACCTTTCTTTGCCGGCGACGGTCGTAAGTTTTTCGCACCATGCGTTCATCTGCGTGACCGGTCGCATCGATGATGCGATCGTCACCTTCCTCCTGGCGATCGGTCACCGCGGCCGGCCGCATGTCGCGCAGCGCGAACCGTTCGAACGGCACACCGCGCCCCTGCGCCTCCTTCTCGCAGTAGCCCATCAACCGCGACCAGTTCGTATTCCATCCGCTGCGTGTGTAAACCTGGCCGGCGGTGTTGCCGAACACGTGCACGCTCGACGTGCGCTGCAGCGCGAGCGCCTCGTCGATCACTGCCTTCAGCTCGGGCGACCACAGCACGAGCTTCACACGCTGCTGCTCGCCGGCCTTCCGTTTCCCGATCGGGACCTCGACGCCTTCCGGTTTGATGCCCTGGCGGTGCAGCTCGCGCATCTCGGTCGGACGGCTGACGGTCAGGTACGCGGCCTGCACGCACAGCGCGAGAATCAGGTATGCCGAGCTGGGGTGTTGGTCGCCAACGCTTCGCCGGGACCGTGCGACCTCGACCGCGAGCTCGATTTCGTCCTGCGTCACGTACCGCTGGCGCGGCCGCGTCGGGTTGTACTCGATGCCGCGGCACGGGTTTGTTTCTAGTTCGCCCCGGCGCCGGCCGTATTCGAGGATTGCAGACAGGAGGGCGATTTCCTTGTTCGCCTTCGCCGGCGCGCCCAGCTGCGCGCGTTTGTCGAGATAGCCGTAGACGTGCTTCGGCTTGATGGCCGCCGGCGCCATCTTCCCGAAGACCTTGATCAGTCGCTTCGACTCGACGCGGTTCTCGTCAAGAGTGGACTGGGCCTTGCGCCGTTCGTCGGTGTGCGGCAGACCGTCCTGCCACTCGAAGTACCGCGCGACGAGTGCCTCGACCGTTCCCGGCTCGATCGCGTTCCCGTTCAGCGCCTCCGCGCGCTCGATCGCCTGTTTGCGGATCTCGGCGAGGGCTTCCTTGTTGTGGGCTGGGGCCGACAGGCGGAATGCCCATCTGCCATTGGGCAGCTTGTAGCCGAAGCTGACCTTGTGTTTCCCGTAATGGGCGTAGAGCCGGAAGGGCAACCCGTCCGGCCGTTTCCGTCGTCCGATCATGATTACAGTGCAGCGAAATTCGGTTCTTGTTCTGCGATGCCGCGCGGGCGCCGCGCATTCGTGGCCTGCGGCGCAGTGCCCTTCATGCGTGCGTCGTAGTATTCGCGCGCGACGAGCGGCACGCCAGCGATGTTGACAGCGAACGGCCAGTGATTGCGCTCGAGCCAGCGCTTCATGCAGGCGTGGCTTCGCGGCTTACAGCCCACCAGCTCGGCGAGCTCCGACGTGGTGAGGTAGAGACTCATGTTTGAATCCTTCGAAATTCCACGACCCAGACCCAAGGGTTCGTGTCCCAGCCATAGCCACGTGTGGCGTTGAGGCTGTCCCAGAGATCGTGAAAGGCGCGGATGCTCGGCGGCCGGACGGCTCCGGCGCAGTACCCGCGCGCGTGATGGTCCTCGATCGTCACGCCTTCGTCGCGCGCATCAGACTCGCTGATGCTCTGCAGGCGCTCGGCGCGCACGCCGGTGACCTCGAGCGTGATACGCGACGCCCACCTCGGCATATGGATGGAGGGCGACCAGCCACGGGATTCCTTGGCGTCGAGCGCCTGATACGTGTTCAGGTCGATGTCGACCTCGGCGCGGCTACCGTCAGCCTGGTACGCGATGCCGGCATAGCGGCGCGTTGGTACGCCGCCCACGGTGAGCTCGGTGCCGATGCGACGCACTTCGTGCGTCTCACGCACCCACAGCCGGTCGCCGGGCTGACCGTGTGGACACGGAAGCTGCCGACACTGCTCGTCACCTCGGAGGGCCCACCAGAGGCCGGTGTTCGTGTCCTCGAACCCCCAGCACGCCGGGTCGTTCCAATCCGGGCTGTCCTTCGGGCCGCCGCCGATGAAGTCGATGCAGCTGCGCTTCGGAATCGCGATCCGTCGCGTTTGCGTTTTTCGCCCTTCGAGGATGGCACGCACCATCGGGCCGCCAAACAATATGGGGCGTTCCTTCATGCTAGGATTCCTTGAAATTCGATTCGGGGGAAATATGGCTCGCATCCAGACTCAAACTGGCGTCCGAAACGTCCAAGAAGAGACTTACAAGGGGAGGAGAATCGAGGTCGTAACTGGCTACGACTCACTTTCAGACAAGTGGCCGTTTCACATCTATGTCGATGGTGAGCACCTTGTCGGGCAATGGAAAGCTGATCGAATGGGGGAGGCGTTTGATTCAGGATTCCAGATTGCGAAGGAGCAACTGGATCGAGGTTAGTCGATCAAGAAGAGTTGTTCGGGCTGACAGGAGTGATTGATGCTGGAGCGCGTGACTTTCGACGTCCTGCGACGAAGTTCTCAAGCCATTCAATTGCGTCGTTCGGCGAGCCGAGCGATCCGGTTACTTTTCGCCGTTTGTTCATGGCGCCGCATTGGCGATAGGTAACCGGAACTGCGCCGGCAGCGATTGCGGCCGCCCGCTTGCTGAGCGCGATGTCGAAATGCTCGTCGCCCGTACCGGCGTGCTGGATCCACTTCGGGTTGACGCCGATCGCTCGCACCATCGCGAGCAGCTCGTCGGTAGTATCGGCGATGAGGTGAGACATCTTCATCCGGCCTAACCGGCCGACCTGGTACCGGTACATGTCGTCGACGTAGACAGTCATCGCATCGCTCCCGTCGGATCGCTGTCGATCTCGTCTTCGGCACCAGGGAACAGCGCGAGCGCCTCGTCGCAGTGTTTCAGGATCGCCTCGGCGCTTCGACGGACGTCCGTTATGCCGCCGTAGGTGTTCAGGACGCCGGCGGTCATGACGGCTTTCACAGCACGGCCGATTTCCTCGCTGCTGCCCCAATGGTCGATCTTCACGCCGGTGACGCGTTCGATCTCGTCGACCTTCTGCTTCAGCGACTTGTGTGCGCTCGTGCGGAACTCGATTTCTCGCTCGATCCGCTTTTCGTCGTTCTCGCGCATGCGTTCGACCTCGGCGCGGACTGCGGCGCGCACGATGTCCTCGTCGGCCGCGCTCGCGCGCCGCATCAGTGCGGCGACGAACTGCCGCGTGACCGGCTCCGATTCCAGCTTCGGCGCGGCGACGAGCTCGCGCATCGTGCCACCGGGCTTCACCTCGTAATGGCCCCACGTCGGCGGTAGCTCGCCGTCCTTCAGCACGCCGGCCGGCGCGACGATCCACCAGTGGTCGCAATAGCGCTGGACCGGCGCCGATTTCGACGGATCCTTCAGCTCGCGCAGCCAGTCGGAGCGACTGACCTTCACTTCCATACCGTGGATCGCGAGGCCGCGAGACGGCCAGAGGTTCATCGCGACTGCGTCCGCCCAGCGGTTGTGACGTGCGCCGGCGGCGTCGGCGACCTCGAAGAAGAGCGCCCACTCGGGCGAGCGGAAGCGCGCACGCAGCGCAGCCTTCACTTCAGCCGTTTGCATGATCGCCTCCCTGGCCGCGGGCGACGTTGACCATAGCCCGGCACGTCGCGCCGGCTTCCATGTTCGCGCCACCCGAGCTAGGGCGCGGGTCGAATAGTTCGACACGCGCGACCGCCCAGCGCTTTCCCTTCGTGTCGAGGCCAAGATTCTTGATCAGGTACATGGCCTTGTCTGCGCCGGCGCGTTCGCTGTGCGCGCCGTCCGACAACTTCGGGTTGCCGTGCTGGTCGAGTTCGGCGAGCCACCACTGGACGTTCGTCACCTCGCCGCTCGGCTGCGGCGGTTTGAGCGTGCCGCGCTGGATCTTGATCGCGTTGTCGAGCGTGTTGACGTGTTCGGTCGTGAGCGTCTGAGCACGGTCGGCTTCGATCACGGCGAGCCCAGCCGCGATCACGCCGACCGACGCCGGCTCGCTGCTCGGCTGCTTCGTTGGGGCGAGAAGGGCATCCCACAGTTCGATTTCTTCGGGTGTCGCCGGACGACAGCCGCCGTCCTTGTATGTGAGCACGTTGAACTCCCCATCGCGATCGACGTGGAACGTCAGATTACCGGTCATGGTCGGCTCCATTGAGAAGGGCGCGGAGCACGCGGGCATGAGCATCCAGCCTGCGCTCATCCATTGTCTTGGCTGCAAACTCGATGGCCTCGCGCTGGCTATCCGTCAGGCGCGCCTCTCCCGCATCGGCGGGGGCGCTGCCCGCGTAGCAGGGAATCGAATACGGCCGGACCGATGACGCGGTCGCGCCACCATCGGCCAATGCGTGTTGCTTTTGCGCGGCCGTGATTGCTCGGTCGTCATCAGTCACCCACGCGATCGGCTCGCGCGTCTCTGCCTGTGCGTCGGCCTGCGCGGGTTGCAGGGCGAGCTTCGAAAGAACGTAACCGGCTACCAATTGGTAACGCCGCTCGGCCGTGCCGCGATCGACATAGCCTTTCACGCGCCAGTTCTCCCATCCACACACGCACAAAATATCGTCGTCGGGACTCGGGATCGACGCAGCGGGCAATGCTGCCGCACGGGCTGCTTGCCATGCGGTCCATAGGTACGGCGTGGGGAGGTATTCGTAAAGATCAGGGTTGCTTTCCCTTCGCTCCACGTCATGACCCTGCGCTACTGCCCACGCCTCGATCGCCACCCGATCGTCGGCCGGCGCTGCTGCGGGCTGCGAGACAGGGGAGGCGGCGAGAATTTCTTTCAGGTCGCTTCGCAAGGCAGCCTTCTGCGAGTCCGAAGAAAACGGGCGCAGATGTTTCAGCGCTGTGGCGACGATCTGATCCGTCAGCGCATCAGCGCAGCTCGGTGGTTGGTCGTTCATGGTGGTGTCGTCAGGTGTTCATTGATTCGACCAGTTCGATTCGCGAACCGATCCAGCGCATCACCGGCACAGCCATGCTGTTGCCTAGCGCTTTGTAGCGCGGACCATCTGCAGCCGGTTTGCCGCGCACGTTGATGAGGGTGTAGTCGTCGGGGAAGCCTTGCAGGCGCTCGCACTCGCGTGGCGTGAGGCGGCGCACGGCAGATCCGATCTGAACGCCGGGGATCTGTTCCTTCACTAGAGCGGAAGAGACAGGGGCGCCCCCGAGAGTCGTTTGCTTGCCCCCGGCTTGCCAATTCAGTGATGTCGCGATCATCGGTACGCCTTGTCCCGGCTTTCCGCCACCCGTTGAAATGGCTCCGACGCGCTGGCCGTCGCCGCCTTCGAGTCGGAGTTCGGCGCGGCTGTTCTCGGCAAAGGCGACTGGCACAAGAGGCGTACCGCGCCCGGTTCCGTCTTCGGATGCGTCGAAGCCTTCGCCGCGCAGCGAGTGCGCAACGAGCAATGTCTCCGTCTCCGCATCGATTCTCTGATTGCTGGTCGCCAATGCGCGCGCGATGAGCGGAATAATATTCACATCGTCTTCCTGACGGCGACCGGCGTATCCGCCCTTGCCACTGCTTTCAGCGCCGCGTGTAAGAGTGGCGGCAATTCTTTGCCCCGCTTCGCGGCACGGCGCAGGATGCCCGAGCAGGCTTTCGCGCTCAAAAAGTACTGCTGCGGCATGTCGCCAGTCTCCAAGATGTCCGACAACGAACACACGGCGGCGTCGCTGGGCCACTCCGAAGAACTGAGCGTCAAGAACGCGGTAGGCGTACCCATACCCGAGTTCTGCCAGGCCGCCGAGGAGGGTTCCAAAATCCCGTCCGCCGTTTGATGACAGGACACCGGGGACGTTTTCCCAGACCAGCCAGCGGGGAGCGTAGCGCTCAGCAATGGCAAGATAGGTGAGCATGAGGTTGCCACGCGGATCAGCCAGTCCCTTTCGGAGTCCAGCGACGCTGAAGCTTTGGCAGGGAGTTCCTCCGACGAGAAGATCGATAGCTGCATCGTGCCATTCCTTGAATTTGGTCATGTCGCCGAGATTCGGCACTGTCGGGTAGTGGTGCGCGAGAACGGCGCTCGGGAACGGCTCGATCTCGCTGACGAACTCGGTCTGCCATCCGAGCGGATGCCAGGCGCAACTCGCCGCTTCGATGCCGCTGCACACCGAGCCGAAACGAAAGGTCATGGTGGTGTCCTCTGTGCGTCAGGCCGGTATATCAGTGAAATCGAACAGCTTCAGTTGCTCGGCGCTGAACGCTTCACAGCTTTCGGTGCAGCCTCCATCGGCATCTGCATCTTCCGGTAGCACGCGAAACCCTTCAGCTGCAACGCGCGCAGCGAACAACTGATCGGTGGATCGGCTAAGCCGAAAGAAGACCTTTGCATCACCGGTCTGACTGGGCCCGGCATGTGGGTATTGCGCTTCCATGCGCCTAGGGAAATCGTATATTTCCGGACAATCGTCGATATTTGCGAAGTGCTTCCGGTCCGACTTCTTCCAGCACCAAGTGCAGTTGCCGAGCCGCTCAATCAGATTAAGATTGAACGGTTGCTCGTCCCACCAATCGTTGACGTCCTGCTTATCGACGGGATTCCAATGCGCAAGCGGATAGACGATGCGCTGCTTGGCTGCGTCCTTTCGAAGACGGAGTGGTTCATCCGCGCGGATCCCAACCGCTGATTCGAAATCCGCCGGAGACCATCCGATCGACCTGGCATACGAGTATATGGGGCGAAGTTTCAGTTCACGGTTGCATTGCGGGAAATTCCTATTCGCTATACCGTACTTGCGGATAACCTGCTCGTAAGGCTCGCCTTCTCGCGAGGCAGTCTCGAATGTCACCTGGCGGAAGCTGGTTCCTTTCCTCGCCTCATGGATTACTTCGGCCTCGACCCATACAAGATTCAAGCCGAATTCCTTGTCGCATCGATCAACGAAGACCAGGGTGTTTTCATGCTCTTGCCCGGTGTTGGCGAAGATGAACAGAAGCGTGTACTGGTCTGCATAGGCTTCTTTCAGCAGCCGCGACATGTACGCTGACGTGCGGCCGCCACTAAAGCTCACCAAAAGTTTTGGCTTGGTACTCATCGCTTCCTCTACAGATAAAGCCTCAATGGCGGGTGCTCGGCTACGTTAAGCAGCCAATCAACTGCCGTTGAAGCCGGAAGGAAAAAAGACGGGCGCCAAACAGGCCGCCCTCAAGAAGTAACCGCGCATCCGAGGCAACGGTAAGTGCGCAGCTTGGGGGGCCGTGCTACGATTTGCACCAAAACGAGCGTGGATACGATGAAAAACTGGAAGTTGGTCCTTGCGTTGCTGCTCGGACTTGCCGCTGTCGTGCTAATTGCGCTAATCGGAGCAACGACGGCTTTTACCGAAGCGTACGACCCGACAAAGATGGCGTACTGGGTTCAAGCGGTCGGTTCGATAGCTGCCATCTTTGGTGCGCTGCGGATTGCCAGCGGGCAGCGCGCAGACGCTGAGCATTTGCGCCAACAGCAAGAAAATTCTGAGCGCGCCAAGAGGTTCGACGAGCGCCTTAGGTTGTTTGATCTTGTGTTGCTGCTCTGTAGCGAGGCGGTAACTGCAATCGAAACACTTCACGATCAGACCGCCGTCAAACACATTACGTATTCCAAGGGCAATACGATCGAATTTACGTTTCGCGAAATAGAAACACTTGCCGCTCAGTTGGCTAGCATTCGTCTCGAAGAGTTGGGTAGCCCTGTAGCTGCGAAGGACGTCCTGCGAGCCACAAGGATATTGCGCATGATTCTGGTATACGAGCCAGATACAAACGACACGGACTTGAAAAACCTTAATGCGATTTCCGCACGGGTGCACATTGCGAACCGTATTGAGAATATCAAGCTTATCCGTGCTGAGATCGAGAGCTCGTTTGCTCCGGATATCCTAGTTGCCGATCAACAAGCAAGGAAACAGAGCGTCGCATAGCCCACCCTCGGAGCTGTCTAGTCGGAGGTAAGTGAGAGTTTCAGCCGTGGCCCGGGCTGATCGATGTGATGGTCTTCGTCAGCTTATCTTCGATTGCCTTTTCGATAGCGCCAGGCGCGACGATATTCGAAAATGCGTTCGAGGCGACTTGATTGAGCTCTTTCATGGGCTTTCCAGTGAGTGATGTGGACTGGTTGTGACTGGCTATTCCCGTCGCTGGCGGATCACGTGCAGTAGGTCGATGCGCAACGTGCCGATTCGTCCCATTGTTGAGTAGTGGCGAGCACCAGCACCGCTACGATTAGCACGCCAAGGCTCTTGAGCCACAGGATCAGAAGGGCTTTCACGACCACACTCCCATCAACGCTTCGATCGGGGGAGCGACGGCGCCGGCAAGCAGGTAGAAGCCAGCGATCACACAGAGCGGAATCCAAGCTCGATTCATCATTACCTCGTGTTGTTGAGTTGGTGTGGCGCGGTCGGCATCAGATGACGGCAGTCAGCGTCGAGCTTCCGTCACCGCGTTCGGTGCGAAGCATCAGCGGTGCTCCTCCGAACAGTTCGGGCCGCAGTTCACGCAGCGCGTTGCTGAAATTCATTGGCGCTTCGAAGCCGTTGCCGAGCAGGGCGGTCGTGACCGCGAGCTCGGGATCGTCGTCGCCAGGCGTGAAGAACGACGCGACGATCGGGATTTTGTGTTCTTTGCAGATGGCGATGATCTCCGTCATGAGCGGCGAATTCTGTTCGTCGTAAATCTGTTCCTTGGTGGCGGTGGTCATCGACATTTCCCTTTGAAGTGTATTGGTCAGTGGTTCCGCTTGCGGCTGGCGCGCTGACCGATATCGAACGCGGCAACGATCAGCAGAGCAGCGGCAAAAACGCCAAAACCAACGCCGATAAGTAGTGTGGTAATAATTCGGTATACGAAATAACATGAGGCCGGCTGGATTTCTGGCGGCCTGACTGCGCTGACGGAATGGCACTGAAGGTCAATGCGATTCGATCAAGGCAGTCGCTGAACAGCACTCAGGGAGGGCGCCTCCATTCCACCAACGGAGACCGTATGCATTTACGGGCTATTTAGAGCCGCCGCGCCGGTTTGAGGCGCCCTCACTGAATGTTGTTGCATTACTCGCGCGCCCGACTACTCCCGGCCGTGCCGGCTCCGGGCCGCGCGAGGTTTGTGCCGATTACAACGCCATCGGACACTCGCTGCTGGCGGTCTTGTGCCAGGCTCGCTCGGCGCACAGCGGCTTTCCGCTGGGGCCGTCCTGACTCACGACGCAGATCGCGCCGGCCGGTTGCTCCGCTTTCGCGGTCCCGGCTTACCTTCGATTGTCTGGACGATGCCGGCACGATGTCTGCCGATCCGTCTAAGGAGCGAGCCCCCTTAGGGGCGACGCAGCAATCTGCGCTGCGTTGGACCGAATAATCACATATGTGATTTTGAGTGTCAACACGTTTGTGATTTCAGGCTCGATGCCGGTATTCCGGTGGGATATGGTCGCGGACGCAGTGGTGGGTAAGGGGACGTGCGGCCACATATAGGCGCCTATCCCCTGACAAACCTGACAGTTGTTGAAAGCTTCCCGGATCTGGCGCTAAACTACTGTACATCCATACAGTATCGTGATGCTGATGAAGGCGAGGGCGACCGATGAAAGAAGAAGCGACAAAGCGCCTGCGGTGCAAACCGGGGGATTTGGCGAGGGTGGTACATTCGATCAATCCGGCATTGATTGACCAGATTGTCATCGTTGAAGGATGGCGGCAGGATCATGGCCGCTGGGCCGTTCGCCTTCTAGGCAGGCCGGTATTGGGCGTGACATTATCGACCCGGGATCCGATCGTTACATCTCGGTATGGATTTCGCGACTCATCTCTTGAGCCGCTGCGGCCCGAGGCCCCAGCGCGTCCCGTGCTCGAGGCTAGTCACCGGCGCCAAGCTTATCTGCTCCAGGAAGCATGCGAAGTATCAGCTTGAACGTAGTTTCCGGCTCGCCTTGTTGATCGGCTTTCAGGACGGCATCGATGGCGGCTCGGGCCGATTCGCTCGCGCTCGCGATTGCTTCATCGTAGGTTGCATGCGCTTTCGTGCTCGCAGCCACCTCGCCGCGTCCTTCCGCGAGCCATAGGGCGTTCACTCCCAGCACCGCTGCGATCTGTGGAAGCCGTCGAGCGCTATTGCGCGTCCCTGCCTCAAGGTTTCCTATGGTTGACTGAGATACGCCGGCTTTCTTGCCAAGCTCTTCTTGAGACAAGTTAGCCTTTTGGCGCGCCCATTTCAGTCTGTCAGCTAGTGTGTACATATCACAATCGTAATAGGTAGGGCCATTCGATTTGTGTTGACCGGAATAAACACAAATGTGATACTTGCCGGCATGGACATTCAGATCGCCATCGCTGACCTGCTCCGATCGGGCCTGACTCAAGCGCAACTTGCCGGGATGATCCCCTGCTCGCAATCGCTGATTTCGGCTCTTCTCAACGGAACGCGGGGAGCCCGCACGTCTCATCAAATTGCAAGTCGAGTCAACGAACTGCACGCCGCGCGTGTCGCTGGCGCTCGACGAAAGGAGGCTGCATGAAGCGCCTGTACGCACGTTTGGTCCTCTGGCTCATCCGACCGGCGTTCGACTTTAGCGCCGAACGCTGGCCGTGCGTAGTCGAGCAAGTGTCTAGCGAATTTCTGCCCACGCCAGCTGACCGCTTTACCGTATTCAGGCGGATGGCCGATATGCGTGTCAACCAGCGTGGAATCCGATGGGCGGTGCATCAGATTCGTTCAGTCTGTAAATGGCTACGATCGCGTTGTGCGGGACGTGAAGTGATTGATGTGACTCATCTTTCTTCAGTGGCCGAGTCGCGAAGAGGTAGACCGGGTGGTCCATCGAAACGTCACTGCAGTGAAGAGCAGGGTGCCGCAACGCTCCGTCGGTGACGATCCCGTCGGCTTTCTCGCCGTAGATTGCGCCGATAGGCGATCGAGCATCAAGGATCACGAGATAGTTCATGAGGGTGCCCCGTATCGGAATGGTTGTGTGAGAACTTCTAATTCTACAGATAGGGCCGGAACGTTCGCCTTAGTCCGATCTGCGTCGAGATTCGATGTTTGAAGTTTAGAAAATTCGACCTTCAAGGTCATTCAATCAGTTTTGAACGGAGTTGAGTTGCTATGAGCACGATTGAGGTCATCCGGAAGCCGAGCATTGAGCGGGCATTTCGGGAAGCGCTGAGCGATCCGCGCAGCCGCGGGCCGGTTGCGGACGCGCTCAGCTGGGACGATTCACAGGTGAGCAGGTTTCTGTCGGGGAATCTTGGCGTTCCGATCAACAAAATCGATGCGGGCCTGAATGCGCTCGAACTGCGTGTTGTCTCGCGCGAGTACCTGGACGGCTTGTCGACGATGAGCAAGGTCGGCGTGAACTGCCACTGCGCGCGGGAGGGTTTCGGGGAGTGCGGCGGCCGCTGGTGATGTAAGCGACGGGCCTCGGCAAAAGCGTTTTCGACGGAGAGCGCTTCTGTCTTGGTTTAGTAATCCTAAAAATTCGAGATTTATGGAAGCCAAGCAGACCAACCAATCGGCCGAAACGCAGCAGCGGAAACAGGTCCTGTCCAGCGAAGTCCAGCGCATCGCGCGCGACATCAGCCAGCACCCGACGTACCCGCGCAGGTGTCTGTCGTGCGGTGCGGTTGAATCCCTCGACGGCTCGGTGCCGTGCGGTCACTGAAATGGCGCGCTTTCATTGCCGCTGCCGGCATTGCGAGACGCGCCGGGTGCTGAAGAAGCGTCCCGACGAGTACGTACGGCAGCCGCAATGCAACGTCTGCGGCCGGCGCGATTTTCGAATCGACGCGTGGATGCAGAAGCGCAATACCCGTCTGATGGCGTGCACATGCGCTGGCTACTGGTTCTGGCATCGGCGCGGCTCGCTGTATTGCTGGTACCGAGCGGATGGTTCGACCAGATCACCTGGCGATTCCGATTTCGCGGATCGCAATCCGCCGCCCGACGTGCTGGCGGCCTGAATCTCCCCGTAGGAGGAAACGTGGCAAAGAATTCAATCGACGCCTATGGCGCTGCCGGCAAGAGCAACGTGCTCTTTTTCGACCCGGATACGCTGACGCTCATCACGGACCCGGCACACCCGCTGTTCGATCGACGCGCGCTGTTGCCCTTTGATGAAGCAATGGTTCGCAATATCCGTCATCGCGGTGTGCTCGAAACGATCCTGGTGCACAAGGATCCGGAAACCGGCGACGTGATCGTCGTTGACGGTCGCCGTCGCGTCATTGCTGCGCGCGAGGCGAACCGCCGTCTGCGCGATGAAGGTCTGCCGCCGGTCATGATGCCGGCCCTGCCGAAACGCGGGAAGCCGGCGGAGCTGGCCGGGATGATGGTCGCGACGAATGAACACCGCGAGCACGACAGCCCGATCAACCGTGCCGAGAAGATGCAGCGCTTGCGCGATCTCGGCTACTCCGACGAGCAGATCGCCGCGGAATTCCGCATCGAGCCACCGACGGTTGTCGCGTCGCTCCGGCTGCTCGACTGCACATCGGCCGTTCGCGATGCGCTCGAAGCTGACCAAATCACGGTCTCGCATGCCCTGAAGCTCGCGAAGCTGTCACCCGAGAAGCAGCGGGAAAAGGTGCAGGCCGTCATTGCGGCGGCTGAAGGCAAGGACGGTCACGAAAAGGCGCGTGCGCAGAAAGCGGCGTTGACCGGCGACGCTGCCCCGCGCATGCGCACCCGCAAGCAGATCGCTGCCGAGCTGGAAAAGGCGGCAGGCGAGCGCGCCGAGGCGCTGCGGTGGGTTCTCAATCTCGACGGTGATGCGCAGGCAGCAGAGGCCGCCGATTCGCGCCAGATGTCGATCGACGAGGCTGCATGAGCTTAGACGCGACAACCTGGGCGCGCCATCAAAAGGTCGGTAAGGGGCCGGCGAAATCGGTCTTGATGGCGCTGGCCGACTACGCGAACGAGAACTTCGTCACGTACCCGAGCGTTGAGACGCTGGTTGCATGGACCGAGCAGGACCGGAAAACCGTGCTTGCGAACCTTGATCGCCTGAAGGAAGGCGGCTGGATCACGGACACGGGCGAGCGCGCCGGACGTACGCGTCAGGTCGTCGTCTACCAGATCAATGTGGGTCGGGGTGTGGAAGTGAAGATCGGGCCGCGAGAGTTATTAACAGGCCCGAAATCGGAACCGTTCCAAAACCGGAACGGTTCCGAAAACGGAACAGTACCAAATTCCACCGGAAACAGTCCCAATTTTGACGGGAAACAGTCCCAAAAACCGCCGGAAACAGTCCCAAATTTGGGACACAGAACAGTAGGAACAGTAGAGAACAGTGGGAACAGTGGGAACAGTGTTGGTGCGCGCGGAACGCGCTTACCCGACGACTGGGTTCTCACGAAGGCGTTGGGCGAATGGGCGCTCGCCGAGCAACCGACCTGGACCGCCGAGCATGTCCGGAAGGTCGCCGAGAAGTTCGCGGATCACTGGCGAGCGCAGCCGGGCCAGAAGGGACGAAAGACGGACTGGGCGGCCACGTGGCGCAACTGGGTTCGCACTGAAAAGCCGCTGGCCGGTGCGGCCGTCGGCGGAGGCAACAAGCAGGAGTCGTTGGAGGCCCGGAATCACGAGATTGCGCGCCGGGCCGCTGAGAAGTTCAAGGCGCAGAACGGAGGTGCGGCATGACGCCGAGCGACTACGAGGAATTTTCGAACCTGATGGCCGGCGTGTTCGCGTTCTACAAGCGCGACGTTTCGGAATTCGCCCTTGGCGTGTGGTGGGCCGCGATGAAGCCCTACGACCTGGCTGCCGTAACGGACGCGCTCGGTCGACACAGCGTCAACCCTGACTCCGGTCAGTTCATGCCGATGCCGGCGGACATCGTGAAGATGCTCGGCGGATCGACGCAAGACGCGGCGCTCGTTGCATGGGCGAAGGTCGATCGTGCGGTCCGGTCGTGCGGCACGTACAACAGCGTCGTTTTCGACGACGCGCTGATCCATCGGGTGATCGTCGAAATGGGTGGCTGGGTGCTGATCGGCGGGAAGAGCGAGGACGACTGGCCGTTCGTGCGGAACGAATTCGTCAACCGTTACCGCGGCTACAAGATGCGCAGCGAATCGCCCGAATACCTGCCGGTCCTGATCGGCGTGGCCGAGGCGCAGAACAACCGGACGGGACACAGGAGCCAGCCGCCCGTGCTGATCGGCGATCCGCACGCAGCGCATCGGGTAATGCTCGGCGGCCAAGACAAACCGATGCTCGGCTTCATCCGTATGGCGCCGGAGCTGGCGGCGAATCGTCCGATGCCGCGGCTCGGTGCGGCATGACACCCAGAGAGTGCCGCGAGCGGTTCATGGCTGCGGTGCGGGATGCTCGGGTCGGCAGGAACAGCAAGGCTCACGCGCTCATTGCGTCGGTGCGCGAGCGATTTGGGGATGCGGCAGCCGAGACGGCATGCCGTGAGTTGAGGAATTACGTGGATAGCGACAGGAAGGCATGACGAAACGAACCACATGGCCGATGCGCGTTGACGCGGGTACGACGAAGGTCGGCACGGCGCGCGTGCGTGACGATTCGCGGTCGAAGATGACGGCGGCGCAGAAAGCGGTTTTCGATGCGACGGGCAACCGACCGCAGGTCGATGCAGGCTTCGACGACATCGGCGACGGGATCGATGCGCCGCCCGTGCTGACACCGAAGTACCGCCAATCGGACGCCAAGACGCGCATGCAAGCGCTTGGGCGGATGAAGACCGGCGAGATGAACAAGACCGAGCAACGGTACGCGGACCACCTGGAAGCGCGCAAGCAGGCGGGCGAAATCGTCTGGTATCGCTTCGAAGGCATCAAGTTCCGCCTCGCGGACAACACGTTCTATACGCCCGACTTCGCCGTGATGCTCGCGAACGGCCAGCTCGAAGCTCACGAAGTCAAGGGGCACTGGCAGGACGACGCGCGAGTGAAGGTCAAGGTCGCTGCTGATCAATACCCAGTTCGGTTCATTGCAGTGAAAGCGGGGCCATCAAAGACCGAAGGCAGCTGGCAAACGGAGGAATTCTGATGGCGGCCAACAAGAAACCACGCAAGGCATATCGACCGCGCGTAGTGCGCCGCACGGCCGGCCTGGATGTGCTGGAGCGGCGCACACCGATGGATCGAGGTCAAACGACGGATCTCGGGATCGCCTACTACATAGCGCTGAACGAAATGACGAACGGTCGCGGCACCGAAGAACACTGGTCGACGGTTACGTGCGCGCTGAACCTGGCGCTGGTCATCGCAGAGACGGGGCCGGGCGTCGACCGCATCGGGATCGTCAAGAGCGCACTCGCCGGCGCGGTTCGGTCGAGGGATCGGGCAAGGCGTACCGGGAAGTGGGGATTCGACGGAGACGCGCTGATCGACGTCCGAATCGCGCTCGAGACGCACGATGCGCAGATGGCGGCGGTTTCGAAGGCAGCGATTCTGAAAGCGCTCGGAGAGGTTCACCGTCGAATCGACGCGGGCGAAGTATTCAAGGAGGCAGCGTGAGCAAACGCCCGTGGCGGAAATGGAGTGAACAGGAAGAAGCGGATCTGGTGCGCGTCTGGACGGCCGACGGCCCGATGAAGCTGTATCTAGACCTGTTCAACGGCAGAAGTGTGGAAGCGGTCCTGGCGCATGGTCTGCAAATCGGTCTGGGCGAGCGGCCCAATCGCAATGCGTGCGCGGGCCACCCGAATGCGGCAGCGATTCTGCGTGTGCTGGCTCAGGGGCCGATGGAGTCGGTCGAGCTGTCGGCGAAAACCGGAATCTCGCGCCGCACCGTAATGAAGCACCTCAAGCTGCTGCACGCCGAGGGGAAGGTCTACATCGCGCGATGGGAGCGATTCAGCGTCAGCGGCTACCCGTGCCGGGTCTACGCAGTTGGCAAGCGCGAGGATGCGCGCCGGCCGGCGGTCCGCACGCCGGGGCAGAAGTGGCGGGAGCGCATGGCGGACCTGAAGAAGAACCGGCCCGACGAGTACGTGCGTGTGATGGCACGGCGTCGTGCGAACGCGCAGAGGCGCACGCAGGTGGCTAGGCGAGACATTGCAGCGGTGGCGATGTTCGGGGTGGCGGCAGCATGAAGGGATCCGCATTCAAGCCGCGCCAGAAACCGATGTCGCGCGGATCGTGGTCCCGGAAAAGCTCACCGCTTCCCGAGCAAGCGCCGCGAAAGATCGCGATGCGGCGACGTCTGAAGAAGCCGACTGTCGCCGAAGGCTCGAAGTATCTGGCGGCATGCCGAGGCGAGCCATGCTACCTCCGCGTACCGGGCCTGTGTCGGCGGAACCCGATCGATGAAACCGTGGTGCCGTGTCATTCGAACCAGTCGCGCCACGGGAAGGCTGGAGCGATGAAGGCGAAAAACGAATTTACGGTTCCAGGTTGCGGCGCGTGTCACGCGTGGATCGATCAGAACCGCGTCGGCACGCCGAGGCAGAGCAAATTCGACGTGTGGGACCGGGCATATGCGGAATGGGCGCCGGTGAGGGCCCGAAAGTTGGGAGAGGAAAATTGCCAGTGATTCTTACCGTGCAGTTGCCCGCGGGCCGGCACTGCTTCAAGCGAAAGCATGGTATGGGGCCAGCGATCAGTTCCGAGATGCATCGGCCGCTGGTAACGACCGTCTATCGGATCGCACGGATTCCGACCGTTAAGCGTCAATTGCTCGTAGTCGTCGAGGTCGATGCGTTCATCCCGGAGCGGCACCGGACACACATCGCACCGAGCGATCCCCGTTGGGTGCGGCCGGGCGTTTTGCGAACGAAGGCGTACTGGATCGACAACAAGAAGTCACGGGCGCTCGGGCAGTTTCTCGCGAGCGATGCGCTGGAAGTGGACTTGAGGGATGAGGTATGACCGCCGCCGCATGCATTTTGTACGCGGATGTGCCCGAGTCTTTGCTCATATCGGCGATCCGTCATCGCGACTCGGTGACCAGCGCGGATCTCATTGCGTTCGACGAATGCCCGTTCTCTGGGGAGATCACGGAGACGGAGCACGGCGTGCAGATTGCCTTTCCGTGGCCGCGAAATCGGACGCTGCGTCACGCTATCGGGGACTGGCTTACGCACCACGGCATCAATTTCACAGTCGTCATGTGACGGCGCAGCAAGCATTCATCAGGAAACTATTCAGGCGGCGACACAATGAGTGAAATCGAATTCAAGTCGGCATTTGATGCAGTGCGGTTCGCGCTGGCGTACTCAACGCAGCAGTACGGCGAGACGATGATGGCGAAGCGCCTGCGAGGCGAATCGTCCGGAACAGGTATGGGGCTGGTCGGCGTGGACGGTGCAGGGCAGGCGGGGGAGATTCGCCGGATGATGTGGGAACTGCCCGAATTGCACCTGTCGGTCATCGTCGCGCGTGCGGCCCCGCGCGATATGCCGTGTTCGTGTGGTTCCGCATGCTGCTCGGGCCGAGTGCCTAACCTCGAATGGCAAGCTGCTATCGGCTGGCTTACGGACGCTTCGTCGGCGTATTGCTCGGGCTTCAGCCATTACCGTGTGCGGCGCGCGATTATCGAGGGAGTCTTCGGGGTGAAGCGCAGCTTGGCTGACGTGGCAGAAGATTGCGACGCGCACGTCAATACGGTCAGCAAGCAGAACGCCGCTGTCCGGAAATGGCTTGAGGGAAACAGCAGGGCGGAGACTGTCGGCGTGATCGATGTCGCATGGGCAGCTATCGAACGCAAGCTATCGAACGTAGGATTACTAAAAAAGTGCGAGGTCGCTTGACAATGTGGGTTTGACCCACAATAATCACATACATTCGATACACGTGATTAGTGCGTCCAAAGCCCGCTAGGTTGCCTGAGCGGGCTTTTTTGCGTCTCAAGTTATCCGAGCCAAGCTGGCGAGATTCTGTACGTGTTGGTGCCGGGAATGAGCTCAAGCCACCCGTTGTCCAGCGCGCGCTGGAAAGCCAGGTTTCCAAGCTCTAAGGTCCAATCCGGATTCACATTGGCCGGGCTGTGGGCCATCGCAGGTGTGATAGGGGCTGTCCTTCCGACGGTCGATGTGAGGTGGATCAGCAGAATATTGGCGAGTTCGTCTAGTTGTTCGTTTTGTTGATGAGCGTTCATGCTTGCTATCCCGTACTTGCGGTTTACTTAGAAGAGACCGGTGTTTCGGCGCGATTCCAGGTATTCATGACCATCCCAAGTGAGACGGTAGTGATCCGAAGGCGGCTCATGCACGATCAACCCCTTGTCGCGAGCCAAGTGAAAGTGATGAGTAAACTCATGAGCCGAATTGATTCCGGCAGCCTTTGCGGCTAGAAGCCAGTCGTCGAAGGAAACGAGTGCGTCTGGACTTTTCTCGAGTATTTCGAGTAGTTTGTTGATGGTTTCAAGGTTTCTTTGCATGTAGGTTCCCCGTAGTGGTGTAGGAATTCGGGAGACATATTACACACGAATACGAAAGCGTATGTCGAGAAAGCCGGAAATGCTCAAGACACGGATCAAATCGGTTGCGGCAGCGCGAGTGGTGACGGCGATGTCCGGCTCATGGCGTGCCGACAAGTCGAGCAGTGCGGCACGCAGCTAGGTTACGTGGCATGCTGTTTTGGCCGGTGAGCCCAATAGGGGCGCGGCCATCGCGGCAGGCTACAGTGCCGCGATAGCCACCAAAGCCCGCAAGGTGAAAGCCTCGCGGGCTTTTTCGTTTGCTCGTCAGAATAGCAAGTTGGTTCGCCTATGCCAGTCCGCCCTATGAAGCCCTGTAAGCACCGTGGATGCGGAGCGCTCGTCTCGGATGGCAAGTCGTACTGTGAGCAGCACGCCGACGAGGCGGTGAAATGGAAACCCGACGCTGTGCGCGGCAACCGCCATGCGCGGGGCTACGGAACGGCGTGGGACAAGATCAGGCAGCGCATCCTGCGTCGCGACAACGGTATTTGCCAGCCTTGCCTGCAAGTCGGGCGCGTGAAGGCAGCAATGGCAGTGGACCACATCATTTCAAAGGCGCGAGGAGGAACTGACCGCGATGAGAACCTGCAAGCGATCTGTCGTGATTGTCATGCGACGAAGACGGCTCGCGAGCGGTTGCGTTGACGCGGGATGGTCGCGCTCGGGTGTTGCCCGCCCGGCGGATGCGCCGGGCGGGGGAGGGGGGGGTAAAAAAGTCTGTGAAGCGTCGCCTTCGGGACCGCCCGCTTCGTCGAATTTTTACGCCCGCGAAATTAAAAATTCAGGAGTTGGCCAGTGGGAGGTATCGCGTCAGTGCCCGGCCGGGGCAGAAAACCCAAGCCGACGGCGCGGAAAATCGCCGCGGGAAATCCCGGCAAACGCGCGCTGAATAAGGACGAGCCGGATTTCGGTTTGGTCGCCAACATTGAGCCGCCGGAGTGGATCGCCGGCGAGGCGCGCGACATGTGGGAGCGCGTTGTCCCACTGCTTTGCGGGCAAAAAATCTTACAGGTTACCGACCTGCATATTGTCGAGATTTTCTGTTCGGCCTATGGCAACTGGCGCACTGCGCAGGACGATCTGACTCGCAACGGCCCAGTCGTCGACAGCTCGCAAGGTAGTCCGATGAAGAACCCGGCTGCGACCGTTGTGAAGGAGGCGGCGGCGCAGATGGCGAGTTTCGGCGCAATGCTTGGGCTCGACCCGGTGAGCAGGCAGCGCCTGGTCGGCGCCAAGCCGAAGACACCGGACAACCCTTTCGCGAAGCTACTCGCAAATGATTGAAAGACATGGCGACGAATTTCCCGCGCGTAGAGCAGGGGCTCAAATTCGCGCGGGAAGTCGTTCGTGGCAAGCGGGTTGCCTGCCGCTATGTGCAACTTGCTTGCAAGCGCCACCTTGACGACCTTGCGGCGAGCCGAAAGAAGGACTTCCGATGGAAGTTCGATGCGGAGGCCGCAGAGCGAAAGCTCGCGCTCATTGAGCTGCTGCCGCACACAAAAGGCGAGTGGGCGTTCAAGGGACAGCTGGTAACGCTTGAGCCTTGGCAGAAGTTCGGCCTGATGGCGACCTTTGGATGGCTCAACAAGCGCACCGGTAAGCGCCGGTTCCGAGAAAGCTACTGGGAGGTGCCCAGAAAGAACGGCAAATCGGTGATTGCCGCAGGCGTCGGCATCGGAATGTTCGTTCTCGACGACGAGTTCGGCGCGGAGGTCTATTCGGGCGCGACGTCTGAAAAGCAGGCATGGGAAGTCTTTCGCCCAGCGCAGTTGATGGTCAAGCGCTCGCCGATGCTGATCGAGTCGGCCGGAATCGAGGTGAATGCCTCGAATATGAACAAGCCGGCAGATGGCAGTCGGTTCGAGCCGATCATCGGCAACCCGGGCGACGGCGCGTCTCCATCGTGCGCGATCGTCGACGAATATCACGAACACGACAGCGCCGCACTGTACGAGACGATGCTAACGGGAATGGGAGCGCGCCGTCAGCCACTGATGTTCATCATCACGACGGCGGGCGCCAACATCGAGGGGCCGTGCTTCGACAAGCGCCGACAGGTAATCGAAATGCTAGAAGGGACCGTTCCCGACGACGAGCTTTTCGGCTGGATCTGGACGATCGACGACGGAGACGACTGGACCGATCCGCGCGTGCTGGCAAAAGCCAATCCGAATATCGGAATTTCGGTCTATCAGGAGTATCTGGAGAGCCAGCAGCAGCGCGCGATCAAGTCGGCGCGGTTCACGAACACGTTCAAGACGAAGCACTTGAACGTTTGGACGTCGGCCAAGGCCGGCTATTTCAACCTGGAGGACTGGAAAGCATGCGAAGACCGCTCGCTGTCCCTCGAGCGATTCGAGAGACAAGATTGCGTGCTTGCGCTCGACATGGCGCGCAAGCTCGACTTGAACAGCATGGCTCGCCTTTTCTGGCGTGATATCGACGGGCGGCGGCATTACTTCTGCGTTGCGCCGCGGTTCTGGGTGCCCGAGGGCACGGTACGCAATACCGAGAACCGTCGCATGGCGGAGCGGTATCAGGCGTGGGTCAACCAAGGCTTTCTGTTCGAAACAGATGGTGCAGAGATCGACTATCGCGACATTCTGGAAGAAGCGAAGGACGCAAACCGGCGGTGTCCGGTTCAATGCACGCCGCTCGATCCACACGGCGCAACGAACCTGTCGCACCAGCTTGATGACGAAGGCCTCACGCCGGTCACGATCGTGCAGAACTACACGAACATGTCCGATCCGATGAAGGAACTGGAGGCGGCCATTACGTCGGGCCGGTTCCGTCACGACGGAAATCCGATCATGACGTGGTGTATCGGCAACGTTATCGGCAAGAACTTGCCGGGTAACGACGACGTGGTGCGTCCGATCAAGCAGGGCAACGACAACAAAATCGACGGCGCCGTGGCGCTAATTATGGCAGTGGGCCGGGCAATGCTGGCCGACCGCGTCGATTCCGAGTCGATCTACGATCAAGGGGTGGGTGTTTGAATTCTATTGGTATTGCGGCCTGGGTGGCCGGCCTGGTCGGGTTCGCGCTACTGGTGACGGGTGTGGTGCTGATCAGCCTGCCGAGCGGGCTTATCGTTGCCGGCGTGCTCCTGCTGGTGTGGGCGTTCCTTGCGGATCTGGCGGCTGCTCGCGCCGTGCGCGCCGGTCAGCCGAAGGAGTAACCCTATGTTTTTCAGTAGGCAATTGCTCTCCAACAGCGGCCAGACGCAGATGGGTGCCGGCGGGTGGATATCGGCGCTGCTTGGTAGCTCGCGATCCGACGCGGGCCAAGTGGTTACCCCTGCGAGCGCACTGTCGCTGACCGTCTTGCAGAACTGCGTCACGCTGCTCGCGGAGAGCATCGCGCAGTTGCCGATCGAGCTATATGAGCGATCCGGCGACGACAGGAAACCGGCGATCGATCATCCGCTGTATTCGATTCTGAAGTACGAACCGAACCCGTGGCAGACGCCTTTTGAGTTTCAGGAGCAGTCGCAGGTGGCTGCCGGCCTTCGCGGCAACAGCTACAGCTTCATCGATCGCGATCCGGACGGCGTGATTCAGGGGCTGTATCCGCTCGACAACGAGGCCATGACGGTCATGAAGGGCTCGGACCTCATGCCTGTCTATCGCATCTACGGATCCGATCCGATGCCGAAGCGCATGGTGCATCACGTTCGCTGGATGTCGATCAACGGTTATACGGGACTGTCGCCGGTTCTGCTTCATGCGAACGCAATCGGGCATGCGCAGGCTATCCAGCAATACGCCGGCAAGTCGTTCATGAACGGCACGGCACTGTCGGGCGTGATCGAACGCCCGAAGGAGAGCCCGGCGCTCAAGGATCAAGCGAGCGTGGATCGCATCACGGACGGCTGGAACGCGAAGTTCGGCGGATCGGGTAACGCGAAGAAAGTCGCACTTCTGCAGGAGGGCATGACGTTCAAGCCGCTGTCGATGACGAACGTCGACGCAGCGCTCATTGACGCGTTGCGCCTCTCCGCGCTCGACATCGCCCGGATCTACAAAATTCCGGCCCACATGGTGAACGAGCTGGAGCGGGCGACATTCAGCAACATCGAGCATCAGTCGCTCCAGTTCGTAATCTACACACTGTTGCCGTGGGTTAAACGGCACGAGCAGGCAAAGACGCGTGACCTGCTCCTGCCGTCGGAGCGCAAGCAGTATTTCATCGAATACAACCTCGCGGGGCTGCTGCGAGGCGATCAGTCGTCGCGCTACGCAGCTTATGCGGTCGGACGCCAGTGGGGCTGGCTATCGATCAACGACATTCGCCGGCTTGAGAACATGCCGCCGGTCAAGGGCGGCGACGTCCACCTGAGTCCTATGAACATGGTCGACGCGGCGAAGCCGCAGCATTTCCCGCCGGGGAAGTCCGAGCCGACGAAAGCGCAGATCGACGAAATTGGGAGGATCCTTTCTTGAAACCGCACCTCAGACTCGCAAGTCTGATTTTCAATCAGCCGCAGCTCGTCACGGACCCGATGATGTCGCTGGCGGTGCAGTGGGCGAATCACGCGCTCAGCCTGAACATCGTCAACCTGACCGTGAACAACGCACAGCCGAAGATCATGGACGACGACGAGTTCGACAGCGGTGCGCAGATGGCCGCGGCATCGGAGCGTCGTCGTGCCTTGGTAGCTGATACCGGTATGGACATCATTCCGGTTTCGGGAATCCTGGTGTCGCGGTCCGCTCACATGAACCCGTGCGAGCCGATGACCAGCTACGAAGGGTTGCGTACGGCGGTGAACCAAGCTGTCGCAGATCCGGCCGTCGAGCACATCGTTCTCGATATCGACAGCAATGGCGGGAGCGCGACCGGCGCATTCGAACTGGCCGACGATATCCGGGCTGCGTCGCTGGTGAAGCCGGTCACGGCGATCGTCAACTTCTCGGCATTCTCGGGCGGGTATCTGATTGCAGCCGCAGCATCGAAGGTCATCGTCAGTCGTACGTCCGGCGTGGGTTCGATCGGCGTAATCGCCAACCATCTCGACGTTTCGAAGCGTGACGAGCAGCAAGGGATCAAGGTGACCTCGGTGTTTGCCGGGAATCACAAGAACGATCTCACCCCGCATGAGCCACTGAGCGATCAGTCGCTGGCGTTCCTCACCAGCATGGTGCAAAACAGCTACAAGCAGTTCGTCGATGCAATCGCGAGCTTTCGCGGGTTGAGCACGCAAGCGGTGAAGAACACGCAGGCGGGCGTCTTCTTCGGCCAGCAAGGTGTCGATGCAGGGCTTGCGGACAGCGTCGAAACGCCACAGGCAGCGATCAACCGGATTGCAGCCGAAGTGCGCGCATCGCGCGCCGAGCGCCAGGGCGGAAATACGCGGCGTAGTGTCTCCGCGCGCGCGGCCGCGATGAACATGCAATCCAAGATGTAACCGGCCAAAAAATCGAATTTTTTACGATCAACATCCGAGCGCGTTCGCGTCTCAGTTGAGCACTGCCACCTTCGGGTGGCATTTTTTTTTAGGAGAAGGGTAAGTGAACATCAATGAACTCCGCCGCGAACGCGCAGCCGTCAATCAGCGTGTGCAGGCGTTGGCGCAGATCGAGGTGGGCGGCACCGCGTTGTCGGCCGAACAGCAGGCCGAATTCGATCAGCTCAGCTCGAAATTCAACGATCTGACTGCACAGATCGAGCGCGCGGAAGCGGCCGAGCGCATGGCCGCAACTGCGGCAGTGCCGGTTGACCCGGCGCCGGCCGCCGTTGCTGCTCCGGCCGCGGCGAGCGTTCCCGCACAGCCGAAGGCGCAGGAAGTGAAGGGCGCGAAGATGGCTCGCATGGTTCGCGCGCTTGCAGCAGCGCGGGGGGATGCGCAGCTCGCGTCGAAAATCGCGATCGAGCGCGGCTTCGGCGAAGAGGTCGCCATGTCCCTGAACACCCTTTCACCGGGCGCGGGTGGCGTCCTGGTGCCCGAGAACCTGTCGAGCGAGGTCATCGAACTGCTGCGCCCGAAGTCCGTGGTCCGCAAGCTCGGCGCTCGTACGCTGCCGCTCTCGAACGGAAATATCACCATCCCGCGTCTGAAGGGCGGCGCAATCGTCGGCTACATCGGCGCCGACACCGACATTCCGACGACGCAACAGCAGTTCGACGACCTGAAGCTGACGGCCAAGAAGATGGCCGCGCTGGTCCCGATCGCGAACGACCTGATCAAGTACGCCGGCGTGAATCCGAATGTTGATCAGATCGTGGTCGGTGACCTCACGGCAGCGATCGGGGCGCGGGAAGACAAGGCGTTCATTCGCGACGACGGCACCGCGAACACCCCGAAGGGCCTCCGCTTCTGGGCGCTTCCCGGCAACGTCTTGCCGGCCAGCGACGGTTCGACGCTGCAAAAGATCGAAACGGATCTCGGCAAGGCCATTCTGGTGCTGGAGAACGCCGACGCCAACCTCACGCAGCCGGGCTGGATCATGGCGCCGCGTACGTTCCGATTCCTCGAAGGCCTGCGCGATGGCAACGGCAACAAGGTCTATCCGGAACTCGCCAACGGCATGTTGAAAGGCTATCCGGTCGGCAAGACGACGCAAGTGCCGATCAATCTCGGCGACGGTGCGAACGCATCGGAAATCTACTTCACCGACTTCGGTGACGTGTTCATCGGCGAGGAGGAAACGCTGGAAATCGACTACAGCAAGGAGGCGACCTACAAGGACGCCGACGGCAACATGATCAGCGCGTTCCAGCGCGATCAGACGCTGATCCGCGTGATCGCGAAGAACGACTTCGGTCCGCGTCACGTCGAGTCGATTTCCGTGCTGGCCGGCGTGACCTGGGGCGCGTAAGCGAATCTGTAACCGTGCGGCCCGCCCGTTGGCGGGTAGGCCGCATGTCGGAGAAAAACATGAAGGTGGTCAAGTTCAAGCGGCACTACGCACAGTACACGCCCGGCGATGTCGCGGGATTCGAAGACGAGCACGCAGCCCGGCTCGTCGATGCAGGAATCGCGGACGCGTCCGCGCCCGAACCGAAGGAGGCGAAAGTCTCGCAGAAGGCCGAAACGGGCAAGGCCGCAGCGGCAAAGGGGTGATCCGGCATGGCTGCTGTTCTCGTCGAATATCTGGACGATGTTGAGCCGCTTACCTTCGAGGAAGTCGCGATGCAGTGTCGAATCGATGATGACGATGAACGAGAGTTTGTCGAAAACATCGTGATTCCATGTGCGCGCCAGGCAGCCGAGAGAAAGTCCGGTGCGGCTATCCGGAAAGCGAGGTATGTCGAACGGCTGGCCGGCTTCCCGGCTGGTGAATTCTCGTTGTCCGTGGGGCAGGTGCTCAGCGTCGATAGCATCGAAGCGCGCGATGCGACCGGTTCTGCGTCGAAGCTCGATCCGAGTGGATATGAGGTAGTCCAACTGGGACGAGAAACGCTTTGCGCCCCGCTCGGCGCCGCTCGGTGGCCGAGTGCGAGTGTCGTGACGATCACGTATCAGGCCGGTATCGATATTGACGAGCATCCGTCGGTGCGCTCGTGGATGCTTCTCGCGGCGGCATGGGCCTACGATCATCGAGAGCTGTTCTCCGAAGGCCAGACAGTCGCGCAAATACCTGACGGCTATGCCGATCTCCTGCTCGATTCGATCACCGTTCCACCGAGGTTTTGATGAAAGCCGGGAAATTGAAAGAGCGAATCGTCATCGAGCGGCCGAGCGGCGAAGAAAACGAGAACGGCGAACCGTTGCCGGGCGCATGGGTGGTCCATGCGCGCCCGTGGGCCGATGTGTTGTTCGTGAACGGAAAAGAGCACGTCGTTTCGGGGGCGGTGCGAGGTTCCACGGTCGCCAGCATGCGCATTCGCTATCGAGCAGGAATCGACGAGCAGATGCGCGTGCGGTATGACGGCCGGCTGTACGACATCACGGCCGTGCTGCCCGCGCGCATGCGCGGGTATCTCGACCTGTCGGTAAAGGTGGGGGAGAAGTATGTCTAGTGTCCAGATACTCGGGCTGGCCGACCTGCAAGCCGACTTCGCAAAGCTTGCGAAGGCACAGTCGACGAAGGCGCTCCGGCGCGCGACGTTGGCGGGTGCGAAAGTGATCCGCGATGAAGCTCGAGCGCGAGCGCCGAAGAAGACGGGGAAGCTGAAGCGCAACATCCAATCGACCTCACTTCGGCAGAAAGAGTCACCGGGCATCGCGACGGCTGGTGTGCGAGTTCGGACGAAGGGAAAGGCCGAGTCGCCGACGAACGCGTTTTACTGGCGTTTTGTGGAACTCGGAACGCAGCACATGAAGGCGGAGCCGTTCATGCGGCCGGCCTTTGACGCTTCGATTACCCAAGCCGAGGGCGCTATTCGAACGGAGATTGGACGCGCGATCGATATGGTGTTTGGAGGTGGATCTTGAGCGCGCTTATCGTCCGTGACGCGATCGGGTCAGTAGGCAACGCGAAAGGGTACGTCGGCGTTGCCGGATCGAAAGCGCAATCGCCGTACTACGTCGTGTCGCAAGTGAGTGGCGAGCGCGATATTGCACTTGGCGGTGTGACCGGCGGTAAGTCGGGTATGTTCCAGATCGACGTGTACGCGAGCACCTATACCGAGGCCGACGCGATCGCCGATCAGGTGATCGGCCAAGCGTCGTCGAGCGGTAGGTTCGCCGTCGGTGGTGTCAGCGAATTGCCCGATGATTTTTCCAGCGATACCGGGGATTTCCGGGTGAGTCTCGAAATATCCGTTCAGTTCTGACCGATTCAATTTCTGTTTGGCCCGCCGAGTGCGGGCCTTTTTCATTCTGAGGGGCTTATGGCCGAGAAAAGCAAGCGCATCAAGGCGCAGGGCACGAAGGTCGAGGTATCGAAGACGGTTTCGACGGACCTCGATGACAAGACGCTCGTCTTCGTCGATCTGAATACGACGAGCAAGACTGTCCAGTGGCAGGGCGGGCAGTCGTCGGAAATCGATGCGACGACCCTCGCGAGCGAGGAAAAGGAATCCGAGCTGGGGCTGCCGGATCCGGGGGAATTTTCGGTCGACGGCAACTATTCGTCCGACGACGAAGGCCAAGTGATCCTGCGCGCTGCGCGCGGAACTGGTGAAAAGCGAGTTTTCCGGGTCACTTTCCGAAACGGCGCGCAATTCCTGTTCATCGGCATGGTGCGTCAGTACACCTGGTCGGCAGGTGTCGACGGCATCGTGACGTCGACCTACAGCGTCCGTGTCAGCGGCTCGCCGAAGGAAGTGCCGCCGCCGGCCGTACCGGCGGGTTAATCGATCTGAAAAACGTAAGGAAAAGGTGATGACGAAAACTCCGATGGTCGACGGCGCGCTGCGTGCCGCGATTCTCAACCCGCTGGCCGGTTGGCGGCACGAGATGGTTCCGATGCCGGAATGGGGCGGCGTGACGGTTGCGGTGCGCGAGCCGTTGCTCGAAGACCGCGCGTTCTGGCTCGAGCCGCTGCGCCTCGTTGCCGGCGTCGAGCCGGGCGACGACGAGGCAACTGCCCGCGAGAAGTATGCGCGCGTCAGCGCGGAAGAGCACAAGCTGGCCTACGCACGTCTGTTCGTTCGCGTCCTGTACGTGGAGACGTCGGCCGGCTGGCGCCGCGAATTCGAGGACGACGAGGCGAAGGTGGTAGTGACCGCGTACGGTCCGGCACACGATCGCATCGTCACCAAGGCGCTTGAGCTCGGCAACATGAAGGTCGACGCGGAGGACGATGCAAAAAAAGCCTCCGCCGAAACCCCGATCTCCGACTCGAACTGACGTTGGCGTTGCGGCTCGGCAGAACGCTTGCCGAGCTGCGCTCGTCGATGTCAGCGGCCGAGTTTGTGCTTTGGCAGGCGTTGGACGCCGAGTCGCCGATCAGCGACGACCGCTACGACCTGCATGCGGCGATGGTCGCATCGGCGGTGTTTCAGGCGCAGGGCGCGAAGGTGAAGGTGTCCGACATGCTGCCGAACTGGGGCGGCAGCGCGTCGGAGGCGGCTCAAGAGGTCGCGGACGATCCGTTCTTCGCGGCCCTCGCGAGCATGGCAAAGTAGGCGGAAAAGAACTATGGCAACGAGTCTGCGCGAGCTGATTGTCAGCGTTACTGCAAATACGACCGAATACGATCGGCGTATGCGCGGGCTGGCCTCGACGGCTGGCGGGTATTTCAACGCGGTCCGGGACGGAGGTCGGGCTGCTGACGCAGCGTTCGCGTCGAATGCATCGAGCGTTCAGATAACGGTGCGCGCGATCGAGGCCGCTCGCGGATCGATCCGCGGGTATGCCGAGGCGGCGGCCGCTGCTTTCGGCGTGCATCAGCTCATCGAGTATGCCGACGAATGGACGAACCTGAGCAACCGGCTCAAGATCGTCACGCGGGATCAGATCGATTTCGCCATCGCGCAAGGCGACGTGCTGCGGATCGCGCAGTCGACACGTCAGCCGCTCGACGCGACGGCCGAGCTGTATCAGCGGATCGCGAACAACACATCGCACCTCGGCCTGTCGATTAAGCAGGTCGGCCCGCTGGTCGAAACGATCAGTAAGGCGGTGGCGCTGTCGGGCGTATCGGCCGACACGGCGCGGCTCGGCATCGTGCAGCTGGGGCAGGCATTCGCCTCCGGCCAACTGCGTGGGCAGGATTTGAAGAGCGTGCTCGAGGAGCTGCCGGGCGTTGCCGACGCGATCGCGCGCGGGATGGGCAAGGGCACGTCCGAGCTGAAGGCGCTGGCCGAGGACGGCAAGCTGACCGTCGAAAACCTGATCGACGCGCTGAAGAACGCCGGGTCGAGCACGGACGCGCTGTTCGGCAAGGTCGACATGACGGTCGGGCAGGCGATGACGCGCCTGCAAACGGAAATCATCGCGTACGTCGGGCACGCGAACGAGGCGACCGGCGCGAGCGCGAAGCTGGCGCAGAGCGTGGTCTACGTTGCTGATCACCTCGACGAGATCGTCGCGATCAGCGCGTCGCTCGCGGCCGGCCGGCTCGGGGTCTATTTCGCGCAGACCACAGTGGCCGTCAGCAAGTCGGCCATCGCGTGGAACGCCGAGCGGCAGGCGCTGATCGCGAAGGCACAGGCCGAAAACGCGGCTGCGCTCGTCACGATCACGAAGGCGCAGAGCGACCGCGATGCAGCCGCGGCGAAGCTGCAGAACGCGCAGGCGGCAGAGGTTGCCGCGGCAGCCGAGCTGGCCGGCATGCGCGCGATGCGCGAAAGCCTTGCGATGCAGTCGGCGCTGACGACTGGGTCGATCCAGTACACGCAGGCGAAGCTGGCCGAGGCGCGTGCGATCGAGGCGAGCGCGGTGGCGCAAGTCGCGACCGCGCGTTCGAATCTGGCGAACAGCCAGGAAATCGGCACGCGGATCGCCGGCACGCCGTACGCGGCGGTGATCGCGCGTGAAACGGCGGCGGCGCAGGGCGAACTGGAGCGGGCCGAGGCGTCCGTTGCGCTGGCGCAGCAGCGCCGTGTGGCGCTGGAGGCTGCGGCGGCCAAGGGTACGGTCGACCAGACGCGGTATGCGGCGGCGCTGGCCGAAACCGAGAAGGGGCTCGCGGTAGCCGAGCGCGAAGTGGCGGCGGCGACGCAGGCCCGCGAGCGGGCCGAGCGCGGGGCGACGGCCGCGACGGCGGGCCTGGCCTCGGCGACCGAGCGCGCCGCGGTGGCGCAGACGGCTGTCGCGCGCGCGGGTTCGTTGATGCGGACGGTAGGGGCCGGCTTGCTATCGGTGATGGGCGGCCTGCCCGGCATCGTTGCGACAGTTGGCACGGTCGCGCTTGGCGCCGCGGTGAACTGGCTGGTATTCCGCGATCACGCGAGCAGTGCGACGTCGAGCCTCATCGACATGCAGGCGCCGCTCGACCAGATCATCGAGAAATATCGGCAGCTGTCGCCGTTGCTGCAGGAGGTCGAGCGCAATCGCGCGAAGCAGGCACAGACCGCGGCGCGCAGCGACGTAGCGGACGCGTACGCGGGCCTCGCGGCGCGCGCGTCGCAGAGCGTCATCGTGCCTGGCATTGGCGACAGCGCGCCGATCATCACGGACGAGAATCAAGTCGCGCTCGATCGGTTCATTGAAGGGCTGAACCGCATCAAGACCGAGAATCTCGGCGTCGACGAGAAGTCGCGCGAGCTTGCGTCGCTGGTCGGCGTATTCATCGACGCGACGAAGGGCGGCGACGAACTGCGCGCCGAGCTGGTGCAGGCCGCGTCGGCAATCGACACGGCTGGAGCCGCCGCGGACAAGAGCACGCGCACGCTCGCCGCGATGGATGCTGCCGCGCGCGGTGCAGCCGACGGCGTTCGCTTGCTCACGGAGGAAAACAATTTCTTCGCGGGCGGCATGGCGGCCGAAGCATGGAACAAATACGTCGAAAAGCTGAAAGAGGCCTCTGACGTAATCGGCATGACCGCGCAGCAACGCGCCGAATACGAAGCAAAAACGAAGGGCGCGAACACTGCAGAGGCGCGGCAGGCTGGCTTGATCGCCGGGCGCGCGGACGCGTACAAATCGCTCGAGAAGGCGATCCAGGACAAAGACGCGAAGGCCGAGGCCGGCGCGCGGCGGAACATCGACAATCTGACGCGCGAGCTCGCGCTGATGAATCAGCAGATGGTCGTTGCCGCGGCACTGGCCGAGTTTCAGGCGGATCTCGTCAGCAAGAAATTCGAGAAATTCGGGTTCAACGCTGACGCGGCGCTCGCGGCTGCCGCGGCGCGCGGCAAAAAGGCGTTCGACGACACGGTGTCGGAATCTGCCGGCCAGGTTGCGCGCATCGGCGTCAACGCGCCGGCGCTCGCGCACAAGACCCGGGCCGGCGGGTCGCGCGCCGAGCCGGAAAGCCAGCGCATGCTCGACAACATCGCGCAGCGCATTGCGCAGCTGCGCGTCGAGGCGGTCGCAACCGACAAGCTCACGCAGTCGGAGAAGGATCGGATCGGGTTCGACCAGAAGCTGACCGACCTGGCCGCGAAGCGTACGAAGCTGACGGACGGCGACAAGAGCTTGATTCGTGATCGGGCGGCAATTCGCGCGGCATATGACCGCGCGGTGCAGCTGGAAAAAGAGGTTCGCTATCACGAAGCGATCAACAAGCTGAAGGAGCGCAGCGCGCAAATCGACGCGGAACTGGCGGACTACGCGTCCGAGCGGCAACGTGAGGTCGCGCGCGAGCTGGCCGCGATGCCAATGGGCGACAACGCGCGCGAACTGAACCAGGCGACGAGTCGCGTCGGCGACGAATTCCGGCGCCGGCGAGATGACTTCACGAAGGGCGCGCGGAAGGACGGCACGCTCGGCTCGCCGGAGTATCTGGCCGAGATCGACCGCATCAACCAAGCCGAGGCCGAGCAGGTCGAACGCGAGCGCGGGTATGTCGAACAGCGGCTCGCGGTGCAGCGGGACTGGCGCGTCGGCGCGAGCCGCGCAGTGGCGCTGTACCAGGAGTCCGCGGAGAACGCGGCAGGTCGCGCGGAGGAAGCATTTACGAGTTCGTTCCGCAGCATGGAGGACGCACTCACCTCGTTCGTGTCGACCGGCAAGCTCGATTTTCGCGGACTGGTCAACAGCATGATCGCGGACCTGGCGCGGTTCGCCGCGCGCGCCGCGATGGCGCCGGTGTTCGGCGCGCTCGGGTCGGCGCTCGGGCTCGGCGCCGCGAGCGCAGGCGGGTTCAGTGCCTCGTCGTTGCTTGGCGGTGTGGCTGGCGGCATGTCCGACATGTTCGGTGCGGGTGGCGGCAACGCGTACGGTTTCCACCTGGCGACCGGCGGGCGCGTCACTGGTCCGGGCACGTCGACGAGCGACAGCATTCCGGCGTGGCTCTCCAACGAGGAATTCGTGGTGAAGGCGGCGGCGGTGCGCAAGCCGGGCGTGCTTCGGCTGCTGGAGGCGATCAACAGCGGACAGGATCTCGGCTTCGCGAAGTTTGCGAACGGCGGTCTGGTGGGCGGGGGCTCGGCCGGGGGGGCCGCGCTCGGCGCGCAGGGCGGTGGGATCGAGCTGAATATCCCTGTGACGATCGACGGCGGCACGGGCAACGCGACGCAGATGATGGCGAGTGCCGAGTTCGTGAAGAAGCTCACGCAGATGGTGCAGGGGCTGATCGCGGTTGAGAGTCGTCAGGGTGGCGCGCTCTGGAAACTGAAAAACGGGATGGGGTGATGACCGACACGTTTATCTGGTCGCCGACGGTTGAAGGGTTCGGCGGCGATACGACGCTGCGTGTGCGAAAGGCCAGTTTCGCCGATGGATATACGCAGCGCGCGGCCGACGGCCTCAACAACCGTGTGTCGTCGTACAGCCTTCGATTCGTGGGGAATGCCGAGAAGATCTCGGCGATCCTCGAATTCCTCGACGATCACGCTGGCGCGGTGTCGTTTTTCTGGACGCCCCCGCTTCGGCCGCAGGGGCGATTCGTGTGTGAGAAGTACAGCGAGCCAGTGAAAAACGGCAACGTGTACACGATCACGGCGCAGTTTGAACAGACGTTTGCACCATAAGGTAGAAAATGCCGCAACTTCAAAAAGCGAACCTCGGCTCGGCGCCAAACGGTGACGGCGGGGACGATCAACGAACCGCGAACGTACGATATAACGCGAACGTCGATGTGCTCGCTGCCTGTGTCGCGCTTGGCTACACCATCTTGGGCGATAACTCGACGATCAAGTCCGATCAGGTCGGCGTGCGGTTCGGGCTGAATATCGGCGTTCCCGGGAAGAAAATTGTGCTGCCCTTGGCCGGTTCGGTAATGGTCAATGCATGCGTTCATTTCTTCAATGTCGGTGTCGGAGTCGACATCGGGCTGCAGGGAAGTGATGGCACGCAGACCACGACTCTTGCTCATGGTGACTGGATCACGTACGCATCGGACGGAGTGGCCTATTGGCATGTAGTTGCGCGAGGCAAAATGCTGCCGGACGAGGTTGTGTCCGGTTTTCTGTCTGTGTCGCGCGGGTTGAGTGTAGGCGGTGATGTCGCGATTGGCGGTCGGCTGAATTCGGTGAACAGCCCCAATCTGTTGCCCAATTCGACCGGAGAATTACGCAATCAATGCTGGAGCGGCACGAATTTCGGCGTTGTGTCCGGCACGTCTGGGGAGGGAACAGTATTCATCAACTCGGCCGCGATCAATACCGCCGGTTATGCGATGGACTACTCGGACAACATCGCGATCGGCGCCGGGATGCAGTTGATCCTCTCCGCCGAGATTGCGACGAACGGATTGAATTCCGGGCAGGTGTACATGAAGGTGGAATCCTTCAACGCGTCCGGTACCCTTCTGGGGACGTTCGCTACATCTCCGATTTCGACGAAGCGGGATTACGCGTTCATGACTGCATCGGGGAAAACGCCGAACGGAACGTCGTATGTGCGTGTGAGCAGGGTTGCCGATAACGCGCCGAACATCGCTCAATGGGGAGTAGCGTTTCGACGTATCAAGCTCGAGCGCGGCGCATCGCCATCGTTGTACTCGCAGGAGGCGAGCCTCCTTTATCTGCAGGGCGCGCCTGCATTTGCCGGCCGTCCGACGTTCGGGGGGAATGTCCCGTGGGATAGCTGGAATCTGCAGAAGCCTTGGCATGCAGGGAACTTCGATCCTGGGAACTACGCTCCGCTTAGTGGCAACCGACGATTCGTCGGCGGCGGCACCGCCTTCGATGGTTGGGGTATTCATGTGTCAGGCTCTGCGCCGTGGCTTGAGGAGCAGGGTGTGGCCCTTAGCTGGAACGATGACGTTGGCAAAGGGCAGGGCTTCCTGACCACCAATCGCGGCGCTGGTATCGGTGGTTGGATTCTGCGCACGATTTCTCAGGACGCGCGGCAGGAGATTGGCCGCTTTGTCGTCAATCCGGACGGCAGCTACGGTCAGTCGGACAAGCGCCTGAAGCGAGACATTCGCACTATCCCGAACGCACTGGAACGGATTCGTAAAATCCGAGGCGTTTCCTATGTTCGAAGAAGTACCGGTGCCGGAAGCTACGGCGTGATCGCGAACGAGGTCCGGAAGCATTTTCCATGGGCCGTGTCCGAGATCGGCGCTGGCAAGGGCAAGGAACATTATCTCGGCGTGAATTATCAGGCGCTGGTCGCGCCGTTGATCGAGGCAGCGAAAGAGCTGGCTGATCGAGTGGAGCGGCTGGAGGGCGAGCTGGCTCAACTGAAAGGCGAGACTCAGGCATGACGATCACGGCCGATATCCAGCAACTGGAACCAGGCCGCCGGATCGAGCTGTTCGAAGTGGACTGCACGGAGATCGGCGGAGACGCGTTGCGCTTTCACGGTCATCTACGGTCGACGTCGATCGTGTGGCAGGGACTGGAATACAAGCCATGGCCGATTCGGGCGGCCGGCTTCGAGCGGACCTCTGACGCACGGCAGCCGGCGCCGACACTGACCGTCGGCGACATCAATGGCACGATCACCGCGCTGTGCGTCGCGTTGGACGATCTAGTAGGCGCGAAGGTATACCGCCGGCGCACGCTGGCGAAGTACCTCGACGCCGTGAACTTCCCCGACGGCAACCCGACCGCGGACCCTAACGAGCAATGGCCGCCCGAGCAGTGGCGAATTGAGCAAAAAAGCGACGAGCAACCCGGCGTGCAGGTCGAATTTACACTGTCGTCGCCGCTCGATTTCGGCGGGCAGCAGGTGCCCGCGCGCCAGATCGTCGGCACGTGCCAGTGGCGCTATCGCGGGCCCGAGTGCGGATATGTCGGCGTGGTGTACTTCGACAAGAACGACAGGCCGGTGAGCGACCCGGCGCTCGATCGCTGTAGCCAGAGAATCAGCGGGTGCGAATGCCGGTACGGCGTGAACAACCCGCTGCCGCACGGCGGTTTTTTGTGCGACACGCTCGCCTAGACCGTCGACCAACCCCTCATCACGGACCCGCCCCTCGGCGGGTTTTTTTATGGACGAACGAATCAAGCAGGCGATCGCGGAGCACGCGCTCGCCGAGTACCCGCGCGAGTGCTGCGGATTTGTCGTCGCGACGGCGGCCGGCGATGTGTACGTGCCCGGCCGCAACATCGCGGCGGCGCCAACCGAGCAATTCGCGCTCGCGGCCGAGGATTACGCGGACGCGGAGGACATGGGCGAAATTCTCGCGTTGGTGCACTCGCATCCGAACGGAGCGGCACAGCCGAGCATGGCGGACCGCACCGTATGCGAGCGTTCAGGCATTCCGCTGTGGGTGATCGTCTCGCTAGGCGTGCAGGCCGACGGTGCGATCGGCGTCGACGATTGGTGCGAGTTCGGCCCGAGCGGATACGCTGCGCCGCTCTATGGTCGGCCGTTCGTGCATGGCGTGCTCGACTGCTATTCGCTGGTGCGCGACTGGTATCTCGCCGAGCGTGGCGTCGTGCTGCCGGATTTTGAGCGAAAGGACGGGTGGTGGGACGACGGGCATTCGAATTTGTATATCGCGCACTACCAGGATGCGGGCTTTCTCGACGTCGGGATCGACGTGCAGCTCGAGCCGGGCGACGTGTTGCTGATGCAGATCCGAAGCAAGAACGGCGTGCCGAATCACGCGGGCGTGTATCTCGGCGACGGCATGTTCGCGCATCACGTGTACGGGCGACTGTCATGCCGTGCGGTGTGGGGTTCGATGTGGCGCGACAGCTGCACGACGGTGCTGCGGCGTGTCGGGGGGGCGAAGTGACGGAAAGGCTACGCGAGGTGAGGCTTTACGGGATCGCGGGCGCGCGATTCGGCCGGGTGCATCGTCTGGCCGTTTCGTCGACGGCGGAGGCCGTGCGTGCGCTGTCGGTGTTGATCCCGGGCTTTCGGAAATTCCTGCTCGACGCGCGCGACAACGGGCTGACGTTTGCGGTGTTCAACGGCCGCCGGAACTTGGCCGAAGAGGATCTCAGCTCGCCGGTCGGCGGCGAAGCGATTCGGATCGCGCCGGTGATCATCGGCAGCAAGAGCGGCGGTCTGTTCCAGACGATCCTCGGTGCGGCGCTGGCCGTGGCCGGCTTCGTGTTCAGTCAGCCGACGCTGATCGGGCTGGGCGTGTCGATGGCGCTAGGCGGCATCACGCAGATGCTGAGCCCGCAACAGGCCGGGCTGGCCGGTGCGGCCGACAACGGCACGTCGTACTACTTCAACGGACCGGTGAACAGCGCCGCTCAAGGCGAGCCGGTGCCGCTCGTGTATGGCGAGATGGTCGTCGGATCGAAGGTCGTCAGCTCGGGCATCTACACAGAGGATCAGGTGTGAAAAAGATCTACGCGGAATCCGGACCGAAGCGGATCAGCGGGGCGAAGGGTGGCGGCGGTGGGGGCGGCGGCGGTGGGGAATCGCCGGACAGCCTGCATTCCACCGCGCGCGCGAAGGTGCTCGACGCAATCTCGGAGGGGCAGGTCGTCGGCCTGGTGAAGGGCATGCAGTCGGTCTTTCTCGACGGCACGCCGATCCAGAACGCCGACGGCTCGGTCAACGTCCAGAATTACAGCGTCGACGTTCGCACGGGTACGCTCGATCAGGAATTCATGCCGGGCTTTCCGGCGGTCGAGCGCGAATCGGCCGTAGGCGTGCCGCTGACGTCTGATGCGCCGTGGGTGCGGCAGGTACAAAACACGCAGCTGACGGCGGTTCGTATTCGCTTCGGCGTGCCGGCGCTGCAAAAGAGCGATCCGACGACCGGCGTGTTCGGCTATCGCGTGGAATATGCGATCGATCTGTCGGTTGACGGTGGCTCGTACGCACAGGTGCTGTCGTCGGCGTTCGACGGCAAAACGACGTCGCTTTACGAGCGCTCGCACCGGATCGAGTTGCCGCGCGCCACAACCGGCTGGCTGGTGCGTGTGCGACGCATTACGCCTAACGCACACAGCTCGCTGATCGCGGACACGGTGAACATCGAGGCGATCACGGAGGTGATCGACCGCAAGCTGCGGTATCCGATGACGGCGCTCGTTGGCATGACGTTCGATGCGCGATCGTTCTCACAGGTGCCGGTGCGATCGTATCACGTTCGAGGCCTGATCATTCGGGTGCCGTCGAACTACGATCCCGAAACGCGCGCGTACTCGGGGGCATGGGACGGGACGTTCAAGCCGGCGTGGACGAACAACCCGGCGTGGATTTTCTACGACTTGTTGCTGAACGATCGCTACGGGTTGGGCAAGACGGTCGACGCGTCGATGATCGACAAGTGGGGGCTGTACGAGATCGCGCGATATTGCGACGTCATGGTGTCTGACGGCAGGGGCGGCGTCGAACCGCGCTTCACGTGCAACTGCGTGATCCAGTCGGCGGCCGACGCGTACAAGGTGCTGCAGGATATCGCCAGCGTGTTCCGCGGTATTTCGTACTGGGGTCCGGGCGCGGTGGTCGCGTCCGCGGACATGCCGTCCGATCCGGTATACGTCTACACGGCGGCGAACGTGATCGACGGGGCGTTTCGCTACGTGGGAAGCGAGCGCAAGACGCGATACACCGTCGCGCTTGTGAGTTACAACGACCCGTCCAACCAGTACAAGCAGGCGGTCGAGTATGTGCCGGACGACGACGGCATCGCGCGCTACGGTGTCGTCAAGACACAGGTAACGGCGTTCGGCTGCACGTCGCAGGCGCAGGCGCACCGGCTCGGGCGATGGCTGCTCCTGACGTCGCGATACGAGTCGGGCACGGTGTCGTTCAAGGTCGGGATGGACGGCGTGCTGGTCGGCCCGGGGCAGGTGATCGCGATCGCCGATCCACGGAAAGCCGGCCGACGCATCGGTGGGCGCATTCGCGCGGTGGCTGGCAATGTTGTCACGCTCGACAAGGCGCCGACCGTGGCGCCGGGCGACCGCTTCACCGCGATTCTGCCGACAGGTGTCGCGCAGTACCGTGCGGTGAAGTCTGTCGATGGCGACGTGCTCACGCTGGTCGACCGCTTCGACGCGGACCCCGTGCCCGGTGCGGTGTGGATGCTGGAAAACGCGGAGGTCGCTGCGCAGCTCTATCGCGTCGTGAGCGTTCAGGAAGGTGACGACGACGGTCTGCTCGAGTACACGATCACGGCCACGATGCACGAGCCCGGGAAGTACGCGGCGATCGACGACGGCGCGCAGATTCAGCAGCGGCCGGTGACGGTCGTGCCGCCATCGGTGCAGGCGCCGCCGACCAACGTGCGCGTGACGACGTATTCGGCCGTTGACCAGGGGATTTCCAAAACGACGATGGTGATCGCGTGGGACGCTGCGGATAACGCCGTGACGTACCTGCCGGAATGGCGGAAGGACAACGGCGAGTGGGTCAGTGTGCCGCGCACGGGTGGCCTGCAGGTCGAGGTGCCCGGGATCTACCAGGGGCGGTACGTGGCGCGCGTGCGCGCGCAGAACGTGATGGGCGTTACGTCACTGCCTGCGGTCAGCGCGGAATCGCAGCTAAAGGGCAAAACGACGCCGCCGCCGGCTGTCGCGTCGCTCAAGGCTGCCGGCATCGTGTTCGGGATCAATCTCGATTGGGCGTTCCCGGGCGACGGCACAGCCGGCGATACGCAGCGCACCGAGCTTTGGTACAGCCGCACGCCGAGCCGCGACGATGCGATCAAGCTGTCGGACTATGCGTATCCGCAGGCATCGACGTCGTTGCAGGGATTGGCGGTCGGCCAGGTGTTTTATTTCTGGGCTCGACTCGTCGACACGTCGGGAAACGTCGGGCCGTGGTATCCGGCGACCGGGCCTGGCATGCAGGGGCAGCCCACGACCGACGAAGGGGAATACGACAAGTATTTCGCGGGACGGATTTCGCATTCGGCGCTGGGCGAGGATCTGCGCAAGCCGATCGACGCGATTCCGGGCCTTCAACAAGGCGTCGCGGATAACGCGAGTGCAATCGAAAAGGAGATTCGCGATCGAGCGGATGCGATCGCAAAGGAAGTTCGGGATCGGGCGGACGCGGTGGCGGAAGAGGCACGGCAGCGCGGTGCCGCGGTGACGTCCGAGCAGCAGGCGCGTCAGGCGGCCGACGTTTCGCTCGGGCAGCGTATCGATACCGTGACGGCCAGCGTCGGCGACGCGGCGGCGGCAATCAAGCAAGAGGCAACCGCGCGCGCCGATGCCGACGGTGCGCTGTCGTCGCGGATCGATACCGTCGTCAGCAAGGCGAACGACAACGCTGCGGCCATCTCGTCGGAGGTGACGGCGCGGGCTACCGCGGACACGGCGCTCGGCAAGCGCGTCGACGCCGTGACGGCCGACGTCGGCGCAAACAAGGCGGCGATTACAGCCGAGCAAAAAGCGCGGGCCGACGGCGACGGCGCACTGTCGAGTCGGATCGATACGGTATCGGCATCGGTCGGCGCGAACGCGGCGGCGATTGCGGCAGAGCAGAAGGCGCGTGCCGATGCGGATGGCGTGCTGGCAACCCAGATCAGCAAGGTGTCGGCGCAAATCAATGTGCCGATGGCGGGCGACAGTGGGCGCGCGGCCGGATCGACGCAGGTAAAGGCGGGCGTCTATTCGGAGCAATCCGCGCGCGCAGAAGCCGACATGGCGATCGCGCAGCGTATCGAATCTGTTACCGCACAGATGGTTTCCGGGCAGGCGTCTCTATCGGCCGGGATTCAGGCTGAGTCGCAGGCGCGCGTGGATGCCGACAGTGCACAGGCCGAGCAGATCACGACCGTGCGCGCACAGGCAAATGCGAACGCCGCAGCGGTACAGACGGTTGCGCAGTCGTATGCGGACCTGAATGGTCGTGTATCGGCGTCGTACCAGATCAAGACGCAGATCACCTCGGACGGGCGCACGTACATCGCCGGGATCGGGGTCGGCATCAACAACGACAGCGGCATTGTCGAGTCGCAGGTGCTGGTGTCGGCGCAGCGTTTCGCTGTGGTTGATCCGGACAACGGCGGGGCGTCGATCGTGCCGTTCGTGGTACAGGGCGGGCAGGTGTTTATCCGCCAGGCGCTCATCGGTGCTGGTTGGATCACGAACGCGATGATCGGCAGCTATATCCAGTCCGACAACTTCATTCCCGGACGTCAGGGGTGGCGGCTTGATAAGAGCGGAAATTTCGAGATCAACGCGTCGAATGGTAGTGGCAACCGGTTGGTGATCGACGGCAACAGCGTTCGAGTTTATGACGCTAACGGCGTGCTGCGTGTGCGCATGGGGATGTGGTGATGACGGCCGGACTTCAGATTTTCGACGGCGCTGCCCGTCCGATCCTCAACGCGACGTCGCGTGCAGGGCGGGTGGTCGGGATCGTGCACACAGGTGGCAATGACGGGAGCGTTGCGGCCGATATGTCGGGCGGGGAACCGTTTTGGGCGTTTATGCCTGATCAGATTTTTTACCGTGTGTCTGGCGCGGAGCCGTCTCCCGTTTTGTCGATCGACAGGGCGGGCGTGACCTGGCGTTATAGCGGTAACGCGAGCGGGTCGAACGCGTACGTGAGGGTGCCGGGCTGGATCGTCTTCGGAGTGTATTGATGCCGGCGGGATTTCAAGCATTTACTGATACGGGGGTGTACCAGATAGACGGGTTAACGCCGAACTATCAAATGGTGCAGGCGATGTCGGCGAATTCGGTGAATGGGGGGCTTCAACTGGCGCTTAACGATGCCGGTAAGCCGTTTTACACCACGTTGCCGAACGTGTCGTTCTCGTTCAATTCGACGGCGGGACCCATGTATGGCGTGTATGCAGCCGATGGTGTCGGGGTCACAGTTTGGCGTACCGATCGAAGTGGCGACGCCTACAGGCTGACGTTTATCACCGAGCGGCCATGCACGGTGTTCTTCTTTCTCTTTGATCGTGTCCCGCCGACGGCCGGAAATTTTGGTCTGCAGGTATTCAACGAGCGGGGCGACTTGATCGCGGATTCGTCGAGGCCATTTCTGCGCGTGCTCGATGTGATCTACAACGAGTACGTGCCGGGGGTGGGGTGGGCAACGCTCGGTGCGCCGAGTCCGCAATGGGATTCGCGGACATACGGCGTTCCCGTGATCGTGTCGGGAATTTACCCGGTTCGCCAGGCATGGAGCTATGACCCGGCGGGTGTCGAATTGACGTCGATTCGTGTGAGCGGAGATTCGGTGTCGTGGGGCACAACGATGTATGGAGGCGGACGAAAACCGAACTGGTCAGGATTTCGAGAGCAATGGCATTCACGTTTCATGGTGTTGGATGCGACAGGAATTTTGTGACGGGCCGCCAATCTGAGCGGCCCTTTTCATTACGAGGAACATATGCGAGCGAGTCCAACCGAAGTGGCGAGCTATGTGGGGAGCGTTACTGCCGTGGCGTCTTCACTGACGCTAACAGACATCGGGGTAATCGTCGGCATTTTGACTGCATTCGCTACGTTCGGACTCAATTTCTTTTTTATGTGGCGTAAGGATCGCCGAGAGCAGCGCGAGTCGGATATGCGCATCATGGAGATGGAGAAGCACGATGGCTGAAGTACCAAAGAAGACGCTTGCGGGTGTCGTGGGGGCTGCTGCGGCAGCCCTTCTTTTTTCCATGGTCCCGAAGTTCGAAGGGCTCGAGCTCGTCGCGCAGCCGGACCCGATCGGGATCATCACGGGCTGCAACGGCGACACGAAGGACGTGTATGCCGGCCAGCGCTTCACGCCGGAGGAATGCCGCGCGCGCCTCGAGCAGCGGCTCATCGAGCATGCCGAGCCGGTCCTGAAGTGCACCCCGGTTTTGAAGGGCCACACGTACCAGCTCGCGGCCGCAGTTAGCTTCGCCTACAACGTCGGAGCGGCCGCGTACTGCGGCAGCACGACGGCGAAGCGCTTCAACGGCGGCGATTGGAAGGGCGCGTGCCGCGCGCTGAACGAGGCGGACAACGGCCGGCCGCAGTGGGTGACGGCCGGCGGCCGCATGCTGACGGGCCTGGTGAAACGGCGCGCTGAAGAGCGCGCATTGTGCGAGCGCGACCTATGACGACCACGAAGACCCATGAAACGCGGCGCACGCTGGCCGAGGACGTGTTCTACCCGGACCACGAACCGCGCACCGAGTCGGCGACGTTCCGCGCGAGCAAGCGCGCAATGAAGGAAGCCTGCGGCTACGTCTGCGCGGTCTGCGGCGATGACCAGGCTGTCGAGTCGCACCACCGGTTCTTCGAGTGGGCGTTCTCGCACGCGATCGACTGGAAGTGGATCCGCGGCGTTGCGCTGAACCAGGTCGACACGATGTTCAGTCACAAGCTGCAGCACACCGTGCCGATCCCTCGCCAGCATCCGGTCTGGGACGTGATTCGGTTGACGCAGGGTTTCGACTGGGAGGCGTTCGACCCTGCGCGGCCGGAGGCATTCGTGGACTCGACCTACAACAAACTGCTGTTGTGCGCACTCCATCACCGGGGCAAGGACCACGGCCGGCATGAGGAAAGTGATCCGGTCTGGAGCGTGCAGGCGTTTCTGCTGCCGGGGTTCGTCTACTCGCCGGACGAGCTGAAGCAGATGCATGCGAAGGAGCCGAAATGATCGTCCTGAAACTTGTGTGGCCGTATCTGCTCGCCGCGCTGCTCGGCGCGGCGGCTGGGGCCACTGCCGAGCACCTGATCGGTGCACGGCAACTCGCCGACGAGAAGGCCGCGCGCGCCCGCGACGCGGAGCGGCATGCCGGCGAACTGACTGCGGTCTCGAAGGCGGCCCTCGCCGCAGAACAGCGCGCGATTGCTGTCCACGACGCAGCCGCCTCGCGGGTGGCCGCCGTCGACGTACAACTCACGAAGGAGCGAACCGACCATGAAACCGAAAATCGCAGCTATCGTGCTGCTCTTGCCGCTGGCACTGACCGGGTGCGTGTCGCCGTCCGGAACTGCACTGCAACCAGTGCCGACGGTGTGCCCAGAACTACCGGCGCCGCCGGCGTGGGCAATGGTGCCGCCGCCGTCGCAGACCTCGACCCAGCGGTTGCAGAACGCGCTTTCGCCGTCGCTGGCGACGACCAGCGCGAAATCGACAAACTGAAAGCGGTGCAGGAATATGTTTGTGCGATACGGCCTAGTACTTTAGGTTGTAAATAGTATTGCCTCGGCGGTAGACTCAAATCGGATGTGGGAAACATCCTCCGAGTGGGTAATCTCAACAATTCGAATATAACGAGGTCAAAATGAGGGCTTTTATTTGCGCAGTTCTTCTGGCACATCTTTCATTAGTTAGCGCGCAAACTAATTTATCGTCTCCAGCATCTGTCGGAACATCTCTGATTCCTAATGCGTCACCGCCGATCAATACGACGGCATCGGTAACGAGTGGTTCGAATGTGATCACAGTAGCAAATGCCGCGGGGGTGGCAGTTGGCATGGGGGTCTACGGAGGCTTCGTGAGCGAGTGCTCCACTGCTAACGCAGCTTATACCAATGCTTATGTCACGGCTGTTAATGGAAACTCGATAACAATGAGCTGCCCGTCTACGCAGACGAATTCATTGCCGGTTCAGTTTGGTCAGCAGCGAATCAGCAATGAATCCGCGATTCTGGCGAATAACTTGGGCGCTTATTACGCAAAAATCGGAAGCTCATCAAACGGAAATTCGGCGGCTTGGTTAAATCAGGTTTCGACCGGCCAAGACTATCAGGCTACCTCGGCGCTGCAGGTTGTCGTTCCGCCGGGTGGCGGCTACGGTATTACAACAGCTGCACGCTCGTCGGATGCAACTGGTGGCGCGTCCGCGTTTCCTTTTCAGAGCATTCTTTATCTTGATTCCTGGCCGAACAATCACTATGGAGCCGAGAATACGTATCTTCAAGATAATCTCACTGCTGCTACTGATGGAAAGGCGCCGCATTTCCAAATGGAGCAATCGATTAATAGTCTGTGGACCCAGCAAGATGAGGATCCTTACACGATAAACAAGCCTGGGCAGACGATTTTACATCGATATGATTGTGGTACTGGTCAACAGTCACCTCCCTATCCCAATAACTGTACATCGGCAGTTGATATTGTTAAAAATGGCGCAAAATTGTTGAATGGGATCGTTGTTTCCAGTGATGCGCTTGATACTTCGGGTGGGTTTGGTAAGGTTTTGAGCATGCCGTTGAATAATGGGCTGATCTGGTTCTCGGCAGCGAATGCATACTCAGCGACTATTTCGTCAAAATCGCCTGGGATGCTTGACATCAACGTCCCAACCTCTGGCTCTGGTATCCGGTTGAATGGCTCTCTGCTGATTTCAGCGCAAGCGCCGTCAATCAGCTCCGGGTTCGGATCTGGGGCGTCTGTCGTTGCAAGTAACGGAACTGCCGCATTTCGTATCAGCGTAGGGGCGTCGCCCGGAAGCGGAGGTACGTTGGGAATGCCTGAAGCGCCGAACGGCTGGGTGTGCGACGGAAGCGATCTGTCACAGATGAACTCGTCAGCGTTTTACTTTAGGCAAACAGCATTTACGAAAACCTCTGTAAGCATGGCGATGTACAACACGTCGGGTGTCCAGTCGAATCTTATTGCTGGTGATACTGTCGTGATGAAGTGCGTCGCGTTCTAAGCGAGCTGTGGCGCCATTTGGAGGGCTCCCGCGCTTGATGACGGGGTGTGGGAGACCCCCTGCGATCTGCTGCCGACGTGCTCGGCCGCGGTGACCGGCGCGCGGGCGAACTGGCAGAGTACGCTGACTGGGCCGCATCGCGGGCCAGCAGTGCGAGCGCGACTACGACGCGCTGACGGCGTCAAAGTAGGGGCGACGTGTCACTCGGGCGCGGGCTAATTGATCGGCTCGATGCAGAACCCGCGTGCCGTCAGGTCCATCGTGACGTCGCTGAATGAGTCGAAAATGTCGTATCCACATTCGACATACGTGGTCGTGGAATCGAAATTGAAATCCTCGATGTTGCGCTTCCATGTGAGCGGCAAGTCGGTCGAGTGCCCCGGATCGAAGTGGGTGACGCTCAGGTACGGCGGACGAACGCCGCGAGGCGGATACTCCGAGCGGAGGACGAGTTCGACGTTGACGACGACGTGGTGCTCTGGAATGCGGTCCGCGTAGCGCAGCAGGTACGCCCGCAGCGAATGGCCGTCCTTCCGGTCTTGCGCCGAGGCGAAGCCGAACCAGTCGTCATCGGATTCGCTGAATTCTTCCTGAATCGTGCGCATGTCAATCTCCAGTGCGACGAGCGTCCAGAATGCCATAGGTACGTCGCTATATCATCCCCGCCCGTTGGAGCTCCTCGCGGAGCATGTGGTATAGCTTGCGAAACGGTCCAAACGGACCGTCCAGGTCGCCGCGATTCGACGTCGCGTGTTCGGTCGATTGCCACCATTCCATGATCTTCTCGAGAGACTTTCGAAGGGTCACTATCTCGAGGATCAGGCGCCGGACTTCTGGGTCGCGATTGGTGCGCCAGAGGTCGCGCAACTCCGATTCGGTCGGAGCAACGAAGTCCGGCATCGGGACGTGGCGGCGGCAGGGCACCCTGAGCGGCACCACATTGCGATCGACCTTCGTTTCCTCCAGCGGGCGGGCGTCCGATTCGTCTAGGAACTGCCCGGTCAGGGACTGAAACTCAGCTCGCGTGACGGGGAGGAATGTGCGCTGGCGTTCCCCGGATTCGAGATCCGTGTACTCCCAGATATAGGCCCAACGCGGTTTCAT